GGTGACGGTCTGCGGCCCGATGTTATTGAACAGGACCGTCTGGCCGGTGCCGGTCTGATCGGCGGGCGGCATGATGATCGAGTAGACGCCCGTCGGCGTCACGTCGATGATGCGCGCGGCGGGGTTCTCGTTCGAGTTGCTCTCAAGCGGCCACTCGAGGGTGGTGTCGGCGGACAGCGTCAGCGCCAGATAGGAGACGTCCGACGGGTAAATCGTCGTGCCGCCAAAGACCTGTGTAAACGTGTTGCTGGTCATTACGCTTCCTTCCGAACCGCAGAGCGGTCGAGTATCTTGGCGAGGTCTTCGCCGTTGAGCATGGCGGCTGCGCGGTCGTACATGGACTGCCACACACTGATGCGCTCGTCGTTCTTGAGGAACGGTGTTGCCTCGAGCAGCGCGCCGTAGAGCAAGAGCTGCGGCGCGTACTCGGTCAGCCAGTTGGTCTGGACGACGTCGTCAAGCAGCGGCGGCAGCTCGTAATACAGGATCTCGAAGGGGTACTCGGCGTCCGGCGTCGGTGCGATCAGCCAGTGCGAATAGTCATAGTCGGCGTAGAAGAGCGGCTCGTCGGTCTGGCTGCGGTCGGGCCAGTAGCTGAGCAGATACTCATAGACGCGGGAGTAGAGGGGCTTGCGGCTGTTGCTGTTGGTGCCCGTGCCGATGTTCATCGACACCGTGTCGCGCCAGCGGTCGGGCTTGCTGTAGACCGACTGGCCGACGACGAGCGTGCCGGTCACGACGTTGATGAAGCCTTGGATCTTCAGCTCGCGCGAGATGCGCCGCTCGGCCAAGTTGATCAGGCGCGGGATTTGCTCATACACGACGGGGTCCGACGCATAGGTAGCGCCACGCTCAAGGTAGCGCCGGACGTCCTCTTGGAGCGTCGTGAAGGTCATAACAGTCGCCATCAGCGCATCCTACATCAATTTTGGGCAAAACGCCACGGTCAGGATAGATACTCGAAAAGAAGTCCGCCGATGGCCAGAACGAGCGCGCCGAGGGTCATTTTGCCCTTGGAGATGCCGACCTTCTTGCCGAGGGGCAGGGATTGACCGATCACAGCCTTTGCGCCTTCTTTTGCGGCAGCCTGCTTCAGTTTGTTAATAAGTTTCATGTTAGTCTCCTTACGCCCAAGTGGCGTATTTCTTCGTCTTCATGCGGCGGTCGTCGAGGCCGTGCGTGCCACCGTTGATGCGCTTTGTCAGTGCGAGGATGGCGGCATCGTTGACGCCCTTGTCGCAGATCGACCATAGCTTGTTCTTGTCGAAGAACCACAGCGCGCTCTCAAAGGCGAGTTCGGTCGCGACCAGATCGGGGTTGTCCATGATGTCGGGCCGACCGATGTAATTGGCGAACGCCTGATAGTTGTCCTTGCCGGTCAGTTGGAGCGCGCCGCGTCCGCGATACTTCCATCCGTCGCCGCTGCTCTCAGGGCCATTGCCCATGCGGTTGGCGTAGACGCGATTGGCAATCTTCTGCGGCTGGCGTTCGTACAGGCGCGCTTCCAGATCGGTCTTAAAATACTTGCCGAAGATCGCCCGCAGGCCCTTTGCGCTGTAATTCAGGTTCTCTGAGAACGTCTTGAAGCCGCCGCTTTCATGCGCCGTCTGAGCAAAGAAATGCGCAGCGCGAGCAGGCGACAGCTTATAGAAAGCCGCGCCGCGCTTATACGTTCCCGGACCAAACGCACCATCTGCCGTCACTCCGATCTTTTTCTGAAGTTCAATCAGGCTCACTTGTCGTCCTTCCGGCTATTCCAAAGCTCAAAGAGCGTCTTGATCTTCTCCTCAGCCACGCCGAGGCGAACGTCCATCTTGGCGAGGATGATCGTCAAGGTGATGAACGCAAGGACAATCGGCCAAAGCTGGCCGATCATCTCGACGGTGGAGAGGTTGCCTGCCATTTACGCCGCCGGATTGCGCCAGTCAGGGAAGTCGTCCTCATCAACCACGCCGTCGCCGTTTGCATCATAGCGCAGATCGTTGCGATACTTCTCCCACGGGGCCATGTCATCGTCGTCATCGTTGTCGTCCACAATCGGCTCTTCGTGAGACACAACGGGGCTTGATGCTACTGGATGAGAAACAACGGGATCAGGCTCTGGCTCAGGCGCGGGCGTGTCCAGTTCGAGTGGCCCTTCAGGCGTGGTCTTGCCGACGTTGTTCAGGCTCAGGCCGCCCAGCAGGCCGACGAATGCGCCGACAATGGTGTTGAACGCAGGGCCGATGATCGAGAAGACTTCCTTGTTGTCCACGGTCTCAACGAACAACCCACCCATCAACGTGGCGATCACGGCCACCATGATCATCGCGAGGGTCACGACGGTGACGCGCAAGATCCACTCGACAGTGTCAAGCGCGCCGGGTTCCTTGCTGGTGAAGTGGTCGAAGAAGCTCATCTCAGCTCACCTTCAGTGCGATTGTAGCCAACAGCGCGATGGTGCCACCTGCACTGGCGACCATGACCGCCTCAAGGCGCTTGATGCGCAAGATCGTCTCGCGCCAGCGTTCGGCGCAGACAGCCTCGTGGGTGGCCAGTCGGGCCTCGATGTCTTTCGTGGTAGCCATTATTTCAGGTTCCGCAGCTTGTAGATGGTGGAGAGATATACACCTGTCAGGGTATCAATCAGGTTAGCGACAGCCCGATTGCCCTGACAGATGTCTTCGTGATGCTCTTCGATCCATTCAGCGTCGGCCTCGAGCAGCTTCAGGATGTCGCTGTTCGTGTCCGTCGGCGCGGGGATGTTGCCGATCAGATCGAACGCGCCCTGATACGCCTCGACGAGGTCGTCGATGGCCTCAATGATCTCGTCGTAGAAGGTGCCCAGCGCCATGTGCTTTGAGAAGCTGCCAGCGCCCGTCGCGCGCCAGTGCTGGAAGTGGGCGCAGTTGCGGGCGTAGAAGACCCGGCTGATGAGTTGTTCGATCATTGGGTTTCCTTACATGGTAATGCCGTTGATGCCGTTGGACGCGGCGGACCCGCTATACGTCGCCGTAGTTGCAGCTCCCCCCGCCGCGACAACGCAACCCGAATATGTGTATTTGTTGCGAGTGGTGGAATTGCTTGGTGCCAGCCCCAACGCGAAAATGCCGACAGTACTATTGCCAGCCGCTGAACCCGAGCACGAAGCTACAGTAGCAGCCCCGCCTGCGGCAACGACGCATCCAGAGTACGTGTATTTATTGCGGGTGGTGGAGCGGGCGTAGCACACGCTCCCAAGCGCAAATATCCCAATTGTGCTGTTGCCAACGGCTGCGCCACTTTGAGACGCTGCTGTAGCAGCTCCGCCTGCCGCAACAGCGCAGCCGGAATAGGTGTATTTGTCGCGGGTGGTGACGGTGGTTGTGCCATTGCACCCAAGTGCAAAAATACCAACTGTGCTGTTTCCCGTGGCTGAACCCCTCGTAGACGCAGAAGACGCACTAGTGGCTGCGCTGACAACATTGCTGGAGTAGATGTACTTCTCACGATTGTTTTGTGGGGTACCAGCAGAATTGGCACCCATAGCAAATATGCCAGCGGTACTGTTTCCCGCTGCCGAAGCATCCCTAGAGAAAGTTCCAGATGCCGTTGCGGACGTTACTACACAACCAACATAAGCAACCTGATCGCGGTTAAGTGTGCCACCTCCGCGAGAAAAAACACCCTTAGTGCTGTTGCCAGCAGCGCTGCCGCCTATTGATGAAGTTAGAGATGCTGTAGCTGCGCTAACTGCATCGCCGGAATACGTGTATTTGTTGCGAGTAGTAGTGCTGCCGCCCAGAGCAAAAATAGCAAACGTGCCATCTGGTAAGACGTTACCAGCAATCGGCCACAGCCCCTGCTTCGTCCAGTAGGCGGCGTCGGCCAGCGTCCACACACCGGAAGCAGCCCCTGTCTGGTACGGGCCAGCCGGGGTGACGGGTGTTTTCCTAATGATACCACCGGGCCAACGGTTACTCATGTGCGGTTCCTTACGGGTCGATTATAGCAGTAGATGTCTCGCGATCCAAGTGCAGTGTTCCCTCGCAGACCATGCTGTAGTCTGCGCCGGTTTTCGCGCCGCGACAGGGGACGTTGATCTCGACGTTCTTGGTCAGATATTCCTTGCCGTCCTCGAACACGCGCCAGACGTGATCGACCGTGCCGCGCCCCGGCTGCCCGCGCGTCTGATTGTAGCGGATGTGGAACGAGGCCATCAGATCACCTCGGCCATCTGCGCGGGCGCGTACTCGACGTTGATGTTGAAGTGGACAAACTTGATCGGCTTGTCGGAGCCGTGCCGCGTAAAGCCGTGAGGCAGCCACGCATTGGCGAAGATCATCGTGCCGGGCTGAGCCTCGAAGCCGATGGTGTTGCTGGCTGGCGTGATCTCGCCCATGTTGGCTTCGGGCAGATTGACCTGCACCTTACCGGCACGCGGGTCGTAGAACATCGCCTTGGAGCAGTTCTCCGGCGTCTCGAGGAAGTAGAAGCCGACAAGCTGCGATCCGTTGCCGTGGACGTGCGTCTCCATCATGGAGTGCTTGTGGTGCTCCTGCGTCCACATCTCCGTGAAGAAGGTGCTGGCGTTCTCGACGTCGCTGCCCTGATTGCGCAGGATCTCCCACGCGCTCTTGCCGATGAACTCGCAGAAGTCGCGCAGGCGCGGGTCTTGTGAGAAGTCGCCCGACATCTTGGCGGGAAAGATTTCGTCGATGTCGCTTGGCTGCTGGGCCAGATACTCGTCCGACACCGCGTTGACGGCATCGAGGAACTCAGGCTTGAAGGCCGTGACGACGACGGTCGGGAAGCAGAAGACTGGCGTCAGTTCGTCGCTCACGACTTGTCCTCCAAGAAGAGGGGCTTCATGTTCGACAGAACCTTGGTCCGGTCGCCGTTGCTGTTCATCACCTTGTGCGTGATCGCCTCGATGTGCGGCACGATCTGCGCCTCGAAGTCGGGGTGGCAGCGCATGGTGTTGAGGTGGTCGTGCGGGATGGTGCCAGCCGTGAGGAGGAAGTTCTCCGCCCGCGTCTTCAGTTCACCCAGCCACTCTTCGCGCTGCATGGCCTCGTTGGCTTCAAGGAACGGCAGGTCGCGGTATTTGCGGTTCGGCTCCAGTTCGTCCATCAGCTTGCAGATGTAATCGTACTCGTTGAGCGCGGCTTGGTGGTTAAGCGCCCAGCCTTCGTTGACCGAGTTGCACTCAAGCAGGTCTGCCTCTGCGTTGAGCCGCTGGATTTCGGTCGAGTTTGGATCGGCCAGCACGGCCTCTGCCGCCATGACCTTGGCTTTGCGCCGCAGACCCTGAGCCTTTGAGTGCTCGATCTTGACGCCGATATCGATCTTCTGGTCGTGCAGAAGCGCCCACGCGCCGTCTACGGTATGGCACGATCCGGCCATGAAGTGCTTCAATTGGAAGTCGCAGTTGTTGCGATGAGGTTTGCTGTTCATGTTTGTGCTCCGGTTATGAACTGAACCCCAGATAGCGTGCGCGAGGCCGCAATGCTACATGTTTACGCCAGATGCGCCGTTGGATGCGGCTGAACCCCTTCGAGATGCCGCAGTAGCAGCGCCACCTGCTGCGACGACGCAGCCTGCGTAAGTATATTTATTGCGGGTGGTTGAGGCAGCATAAGACGCGCAGCCAAGCGCGAAAATGCCGACTGTGCTGTTGCCAGCGGCAGCGCCCCACTGAGACACAGCGGTAGCCGCTCCGCCCGCTGAGACGGTGCAGCCGGAGTACGTATACTTATTGCGGGTGGTGGAGGAGCAGCAACCCACTTGACCCAGCGCAAAGATACCAACAGTTCCGTTTCCGGTAGCAGAGCCACGAGAAGAAGCTACGGTTGCAGCGCCTCCCGTGCTAACAGCGTTGTTTGCGTAGGTGTATTTATTGCGGGTGGTTACGAAACCTCCGCTAGTACACCCCAAGGCGAAAATACCAACAGTGCTGTTGCCAGCGGCAGAACCGATTTGCGAAGCCACGGTCGCCGCCCCACCTGCTGCGACGACGCAGCCTGAGTAGGTGTATTT